AGGGGATGCGATACTCTCCAGAATGCTCAGGATCTGCTCTCCGTTGCGACCTTGGCGGAGCAGGGAGAGGGCAAGGTCAAGGCTCATGGGTTGTTTGAATCAGTGTGGTTTGGTGTGGGCGTCTTTCAGGGCGCACCCGCTCCCATTGTATCAGGCAGCGATCAGCAGGTCATCCTCCCAGCGGGCAAACTCCAGAACCTCATCATGGGTGCAGGGGGCAGGTTCGTGTGCTTTCATGATAGCAGCGCGGCACTGAGCGGCAATCTCATCAATGCTCAGGGCACGGTCGGTTGCGGGGTTGTAGCGCATGGGTCGTTTGCGGTTGACTTGTTAAGTGTAAGGGGTCAGGGGGTCGGTGGTGACCCCCAGTGTGCCAGTGCCTCAGGCGGCATAGTCGGCAATGAAGTCCTCCAGGAACTCCCGTGCCTGATCGCCGCTCATCTGGGAGATCATCTCACGGGCGACGGTCTCCCAGGAGAAATCGTCTGCCAGGTCAATGATGGCGGACCGTGCCTGAGAGGCGGAGAGTTCGGCGGCAGTGATCTGAGCGTAGGTCATGGTCGGTTCGCTTGTGAACTGAGAGTATTGTAAGGGGTCGGAGGGGGCAGAGTCGCCCCCCAGTGGACACTCAGTAGACTGTCACATCGGCACCGACCTGCTGCAGGAGATTTGCTACCTTGTCCTGCTGCAACTTCATGACAACTTGTGAGTTACGGTTTGCCTTACTGGTTCCCAGAAATGCATTGATTCCGTTGTTACTGGTGACGCGCAAACGCAGACCACAGTCATACACATTCCCATCGGCATCTACAAAGTAGACCATGCGGGAAGACTTGCCGTTGCCCTTGAGAACAATGTTGTATCCCTTGGAGATGTAATCAACTGCAGGATGTTGCACTGCAGAGAACTTATACAGTTCGGAAGTCTTGGTGTCGTTGATCACAACATCAAAACCAGCGTTAGCATCAATCAGACCGCGACGCAGGATGTCAGTAACTTGTGCAGAGGTCAGAGTATCCAATGCCAGTTCACAAAGGTTGTTGAAACTGTCGCGGATCTTCAGCACAAACTGTTCATCAGAGCGCAGCGATTCGGGCATCTGACGCAACTCCCTCATGTTGGAAATGAAGTGAGTGAAAGTATCACCCAGCGCATCATTGTAGGCGCTGGTGTTGAACCAATCGAACGAACCGTTGGTGATACCTTCCTTGCGCTTAATGCTGATCAGTTGATCACCAGCGACGGCATCTTCTTTTACTTTAGTTCCGCCACGCTTTTCTACAGCGGAAGAATAGATCTTAAGTTCGTTCAGAATACGAACAGTTTGATCCTCATTCTTCACACCACCGTGGTGAACAGAACCGTCAGTCTTGTAAGTCATTTAAATTACCGTGATCGACACGGGCGATAGAGTGGTGGAGTCTTTAGGGCGCTGCCGTTCCCTTGTGATCTAATTGTATAGGGTCTGGGGTCAGAAGGCAACCAACTGATCCAGATCCCATTGTGGCACAGTCAGCACGTCTCCGCCGCAGTTCTTCCGCAACCAAGCGTTGACATGCTTGGTGGTGGTGGCACTGTGCTTGAAAGCGGAGCGGATCCACCCCTTACCAGGCACGATGGCAGCAACGGGGACGGAATAGGAGAACAGGATCTCAGTCCCGTTTGCCAGGGTCACTTCGGTCTGGTTGCTGCCGATGGGTTGGACTTTCATGGGTTCGCTTGTGAACTGAGATCAGTATAAGGGGTCAGCGGCGCAGTTGGTCGGCAGTGAGTGCCAGTAAGTCTGCTGTCACATAGCGGACGGGGGCAAGCGGACTCCAGAGTAGGAAGGTCACGCCAGCGACTGCCAGAAGTTTGAGCATGGTAGCACGGTGGAAGTCTGCAGAGCGGGAGCGGGTTAGGGTTCTCATCAGGGTGCCAAGTGAGCAGGGGAACCACAGGAGCGGTAGAAGTCTACCATGCGTTCCGCCTCTGCCAGGGTGGGGAACCATTGCGACCGCCACTCACAGGCATTGTAGGGGACCTGGTAGCGGACTTCGTAGCGGGTCAGTGCCATGGGGTCGGTTCGTTTGGTATGAAACCAGTATAAGGGGTCAGCAGGCAGGTCTGGGGGTGCCAGTGTGCCAGTGCCTCAGGCGGCACACTGAAAGCGTTGGTTGTTGAAGTTAGCGTTAGAAAAGACCTCACGATTCACCAGTTTGAACATACCAAACTCATTGGTCATCACATAACCTTCTGCATCAATCCTGTTGCCGTAGAGATAAGCAGCAGGACCATCATTGCGGCAGAGGAAGAGACAATCATCTTTGATTGACTTCACCAGTGCCCACAGACGCAGCAGGTTAGCATCACAATCAAAGTCATCAGGATTCACTTCTTCACCAGCACGAATGCAGGCATTGATCTGTTGTTTGATCTTTGCTGCTTCCTTATCAGAAACAAACTCACAGGCAGTAGACATTTGACGGGCAAAGTTGCAGACTTCTTCTACATCAGCGAACGACGTTTGACCGTGCTGAATGTATGCTTGAGGTTGCACAAACTTCACATGTTCAGTATCATTCCAGATAGAACGGTCAGGCATTGCAACAGCATCACGAAGATCGCTCTCGGCATAATAGCAAGTGTGAGGAGCGATGATGATGCTTTGCTCTACAATCTCAGGGAACAGGTATGTAATAGTATTGGGAGTGTACTCCGAAAGTCCACCAAACCCGATAAAGTCTCCCTGATAGATTGTCTTCACACGGGGCAGACTATCAAAGCAGCAGTGAAGAATCTGCGCTACATTACCCTCATGGTTAGCATCAATGTCCTCATGCGATTCGTTGATCTTAATCTTTACTTTGTTGAAGACACTTTTGGTCCCCACGAAGAAGTTACCAGTGGCAGGGTTGGTTCCCCAAACAATAGCGGGAGCACCATCAATCTTCACGCTGAGAGTACCCTCAGTCACGAACCAATCAAGAATAGAGAGGTCACCCGTGAGGATGGTATCTTCGGGGTGTTCGAGGTGTGTGTTTTTCATACTGTTAGTATTGCACGAAAAAAGGGGAGTCGCAACCCCCCTTGTGCCACTTACTCAACCGTCACATCCTCCAGCAGGTCGGGATAGTATTCTTCACATTCAGTGAGCAATTCTTCGTCAGAATACTTATCATAACCCTCCATCAGATAATCATAACAGAGGCAGGTCATTGTCTTGAGGTCCATGTCATCAATCATCTGCTGGACCAGTTGATCTTGAAGTTCAGAACGGTTCATTTTCAGTAGGTCACCAATGCGGAAACTTTATCATAAAGAGCAGCAACATCTACGCCAAGTTGTTCACTACATTCATCCCAATCATCATGAAACTCAATGAGATCCAACAGAGCACGAATCTCTGCTTGGTTTAGTTCAAGAACTTCAGGCATTGTTATCAGTAATCGTAGGAAGCGTTCAGGTACTCATTCATGTCGAACTTCTCAGTATCACGAAGTTCGGGAATGTCGAGGTCAAAAATCTCACCAGGCATGTCTTGGATTTCAGACCAGAGTTCATCAAACATGGTGTGTCTCTCAGGAACGAATGTAATGTAGAACGAATCGGGGGGCATTGCAACCCCCCTTGTGCCACTTATCCGACTGTCACACGAACTCCTGCAGATAGTAATCCAATGGCAGTTCAAGTTCTGCTGCTTTGTTTTCCCATTCCGCCCATTCTTCGGGGGAAGCATCATTCAGGAAATCTTCGAAACTGTAATCGTAAACAGGACCACACATTGACAACAATTGCGACGACCTGAGTAACATAAACCATCACGTGGCAGAATTCAACCCCCCCTTGTGACACTTCACGAACTGGCACAAGACCCCTTGCAATTGGTCTGGGGTCCTGATATCTTACGTATACAACCAGATGAGGGGAGAGGTATCCCTGTAGACGACAATACATCGCCACTCATCCTACCATAAAATAGTCATTCTCAATAAGAAACCTTTATTGAGAATAGGGAGGATTGTGCCAATTTATAAACTGGCACATTACTCGAAGGGGTCCAACTCCTGGATGGTAGGATAGACTTCCTCGTCACCTTCGAGTTGTAATATCTCACGCCAATTAATATGATCTAGATCTAGATCATCATAACACTCGATATCTAATGTAACACGTACTGTACGTTTTTGTGCTAACA